AAATTTTCAAACAGAATCCTATTAAACGTGGAGATATTGTAAAAGTTACAAATCAACATAAAGAACCAAAAAAGAAAAAGATTGATGGACAATGGCAAAAGATAGATGAACAAGAATGGTGGGTTACTGAATACCAAATTTGTTAGGAGTTTAAATGAAACAATATTATACAGATAAAAAATATAAAGAATTATTATCACATATGATAATTTTGGTTGATTCTAGGGAACAGAATAATAAAAGTGTTATAGACTGGTTTGACCGAAATAAAATTCGGTGGAAATCAAAAGCATTGAAAACAGGTGATTATGGATTAATGATTGAGAGTTGCCCTGAATTGGGCTTCTCAATTGATACATATTTTAGTGATGAATTATGCATTGAAAGAAAAAATTCTGTAAGTGAGTTAGCTGGAAATATCGCAAATGCATCGAAAGATGATGATAGGATTTTCAAAGAGTTTAATCGCATGATTAATGTAGAGAAAAATTATCTCCTAATAGAGAATGATAATATAGAAGATATTTTTACAGAAAATTATAAATCAAAGCTAAATCCAACATCTTTTTTAAGAACGTTATTGACATGGCAAAATCGTAATAAAATGCACATTTATTTTATTAAAAGAGAATATATGGGTAGGATAATCTATGAATTATGTAAGAATTGTTTAGATTCAAAAATCTTAAAATAGGTGATTAAAATGAAAATCATAACACGACCATTAACAAAGAATCTTACAAAAGTACCTCTCTTATGGATTACCTTCAATATGCAGAAATATAAGAAGTATGGTAAGAAAAATTCCTGTATGTGTCACAATGATGAATATGTTATCGCAACAATGAATGAATTATGTGATTACATAAGAGAAATATGAATAAAGAAGTAAAAAAATACATTAATGTAGTTGTAGAAGTTTTGAAAAGATATGGAAAGTGAGGATGGAAATGGAGAAATTAAAACCTTGTCCGTTTTGCGGAAAAGAAATAGATACGGACAAAGATATGTATATCCCAGAAAGAGATTGGAAGCCATCTTTTTACGACCCTGACAGTGGAGGTTATCCGATAAGTATTCACTGCGAATGCGGATTAGATTTTTGTCCGGGCGCATGGGATTATGAAGAAGCTGTAGAACAGTGGAATCAAAGAGCAAGCGACAAGGAGGATAGTAATAATCATGAACTATAAAACACAATATTATAAAGGAATCCCACTTAATTTAATTTCCAGAAAATACAAAAATATGAAAGCAAAGAGATTCATAATAAATCATACTAATCAAAATGTGTGGATTCCTAACAAGCATCTCAAAGAAGATGGAACAATAAAAGAAAAAGAGAATATTGATTATGTGTTTAGAAAGTCAATACGAAAATTAGAATTAGCAGGAATAACTCCGACGATAATTGAAAGCAGAATTTCATGGCAAAAATAATACTATATATAGTGTGTTAAATTAAAATAAATACTATATATAGTACGAAGAAAAGAGGTGAACAATTATCATTCCAGAAAAATGTAATAAGTGTGGTTGTGAAGAATTTTACATAAAAGAAAGTGGCACACAGACAGGACTGTATTGTAAGAAATGCAACAAATGGATTAAATGGTTAAGTAAGAAAGAAGTAGCTGATTTCAATAAGTGCAACGTTGCTGATGTACAGCTTGATACAAACGGTAACATTCATGGCAAATTAATTCCTTCTATCGAAGATCGTTTATGGAGATTTGTAGAATTTCTTGATAAGAAAATTGACGAAGAATTACAAAGAGAACCATTATCTCAATCAGATTCTATTGCAAAATGTTCCTATTCACTTGCGTTAGAAAGAGATAAAAATGCTCTGATTAATATTCTTAATGGTAGAGAATTTCATGATATGGGAGAATAAATATGTATAGTAAAGAAAATCCATTAAAACTTAAAGTAATTAACTGTAAAAACTATATTTACATAGCAAATGAAGATTATTTTGGAGTTAAAGACTTAACTAGATACTTATTTGATGGTGAAGTACCAGAGAAAACCAATAAAGATAGATGGTTTAAACTTAATAGCATTCCTAAAGTTATAGCCGCAAAACAAGAAGATAAACGCATTAATATTAGGTATGAACTGAAAGCAGGATATACAGCAACAGAACTCATGCCACAGATTATTACACAAGAAATGAAACAGAGTGAAGAATACGATGAAGTAATTGGATTGTATAATTATAAGTACGATACTATTCCAGGAGAATATGAACCAATTGAATTTGAAATTAAAGAAATTTACGCAAGAGAAGATTTTGAGTTTGTTCCCAATGAATATAATGCAAAAACAGATTTACTCACGCAGATCGAATATCCAGAAGAAGCATATCAAGACAAACCTTGTAAACTAGATTGTGATGAAATGTTAAAGATTATAAGAAATTATGTTAAAGCAAATATTGATACTAATGTTGCAGACATCACATCTGATTATGATTTTCATTTTGAAGTAAAAAAGAAAATTGCATTGGCTGATCCATACAATATTTTAATTGATACAAATAATAATCTATTTAGCAAAAGAAAAAGAAAACCTAAGTGGGTTAATCGTATGATTTCACATAAAACAGAAACGATTATTGATTTTAAAAATTCAACATCTATAGATTATGGAAAAGATTGTGTAAAAGCTCCATCTATTATCGGAGAAAATTATCAAGATTTACAAAATAAAGTAGAGAGATACTTATCAGAACTTATGACTCAGATTAATAAAAAATATTGTGAATGTCCTACTTGCAAAGGTTGGGGAATTATAGAAGGAGAATAATATAATGACAAGAACAAAAGTATTTAGTAAAGATTATTTAGTAAATGAACTTGATTTACCTTGGTACAATACTATTTTTGATAGAATTGTAGACACTACTCGATGGTCAATTATCCATGAAATTGTATTTGAAGATAATGGAAAGTTTTACATGACTACATATTCAGAAGGTGCAACAGAATGCCAGGATGAAAGACCTTGGGAGTATGATGATGAGATTAAATGTACAGAAGTAGAACTTAAAGAAATCAAAGTTAAAAAATGGATTCCTGTAGAAGATGAATAAAGAAGTAAAAGACTACGTAATAAGAGTAAAAGAAACTTTAATGAGTAAATATAATATGGATGCAGATAGCGCACGTTTTGATATTATATTTTCACATATGTTTTCTTCATTAGTAAAACCTCCATATGAAGGCATACATAATGACGTAGAAGTTGTTGCGGATAAGATTTACAATGAGTGGATTGAAAGAAGAAGGTGATTATACGAATTATTATATCTCAGATGTGCATTTATTTCATAAGAATGTAACAGCCGAAGGTTCTAACTTCGACAACAGACCATTCAAAACGCTTGAAGAAATGCATGAAACAATTAAAACAAACTGGAATAATACAGTTACCAATGCTGATCATGTTTATATCCTTGGTGACTTAGCGTGGAAAGAGAATGAAGATGTAATCTCATTTGTAAGTAAACTGAAAGGTAACAAACATTTAATCGTTGGCAATCACGATAGAGTGAAAGACCAACGGTACAACCAATTATTTGTAGAAGTTTGTAATTATAAGGAAGTAAAGGATAATATCAATAGCAAAGAATATAATGTAGTTCTTTCACATTATCCATTAGCTTTCTGGAATCATCAACATCATTATAGAAGAGATGGAGAAGAATATAAGGTGTGGAACATTCAATTATATGGTCATGTTCATAATTCAAATGAAGAAACCATCTTTCAAGACTTTATAAAGTCACTGAATGACAAGCACAATATCAAATGTATTGCTAAAAATGTTGGATGTATGATGAAGTATATGGATTATACACCTAGAACATTAGCAGAAATTATTGGAAAGGAAGATATTAAATGCCAGTAAGCAATGATAACTTTTATAAACCAGAAGAAGCTCTACACGAATTGCAAGTACAAGAAACTATTCTTAAAACAGCCATTGACGTACAAGTTGTATTGAGGATTTTAGTTGATAAAGAGATAGTAACCCGTGAAGAAGTGCAGAAATATAGAGAAGAAGTAAGTAATAGTCCTAAATATAAAATCGTACTTGATGATATTAAAAGACAAAAAGTAGGATTCCAAGCAGCTAAAGATAATCCTCAAGAATATCTACAAGCATTATTGAGAGCAAAAATGAATGGAGATATTAAATGAAAGATATTTTAGGAAGAGAGCTACAAGACGGGGATATTTGTGTTGGAAAAGGCACTGGACGTAATGTAATTGGAATGTCAATTGGTGTCTGGTATGGTAATTCAATGACTGATGAAGATGGATGTAAACGACATATGAGAGATCTATTTAAGGTTGTAAATCCTTCTGATGATGAACTTGAGATTGCAAATGAAATTAAAAGTAGACTACGAGAACAGGAAGAAGAGAAAGAAAAGAAGAGACAAATTAAAACTATTCCATTGAAAGATTTAGTTGTTGGTGGAATATATAAAGGCATCAATGGAGAATATTATCTATATTTGGGAAATAAAATTGTTTCTAATGAATATAGAGACGCATTAATGGAAGAAAAGGGTAATTGTTTTATTCATATATCAAATGCAAATATGGAATTAAAAAGAATGTTTAATTCGACAGATATTGAGGTTTTAAAAGGATGTAAAAAATTAGTAGAACATATAAAAACTGTAGAATTAAAAAAATTCCCAATAGTAATTGAGTCCTGTTCTCCGCTTGATTACAAAAGAAAACTTACAATAAGATGAAAGAACTGTTTCATGGAGGTTAAAATGAGAGATAAGAATAGAATACCAGAATTTACTAAAGAATTAGAAAGAATATGGATGCAATGTTATCCAGATTTGCGATTCGGACAGTTAATGATAAACTTTTTTAATTATGTTGCATTTGAACATAAACGAGATCCATTTTTCCCAGAAGAAAAAGAGATGTTAAAGTATCTGAAAGAATATGAGAAGAAAAGTCCATATTATAAGGAGAATAAATGAGTAAGAAGAATTATAGGTATGTTCCCTGTGTGAAATACGGAGATAATAGCGGATGGATGGGAGATAAGTTCACCACTATGCAACAAGCATGGGATTATCTTATGGAACACAAGATGAAACATGATACTGATAATGATACGGTATTCATTGGTGTCATTAAATGCAAGAAAGATGAGAA